CTACAGGTCTAACTGCTTCTCGATGAGCGCTGGAATGTCAGGGCCGTCGCTGCGAATCCACTTGCCGTAGCGGCGCTGGATCATTGTGATCGTGGCGTGGCCAACGTGGTTGGAGATCCAGTGCAGCGGCACCACTCCCAATGAGAGCAGCTGGCTTATGAACGTGTGCCGGCACTGGTTGGGGCCACGGTAGCGAACGCCGGCGTGTTTTAGGTGGGTTTTCCAGAAGCGCTCACGGATAGCGTTCTCGTAGAAGGGCTCATTGTTACGGGAATTCAAAAACACCAGGCGTAGCTTCTCCTTTCGCACCGTCCGGTTGTCTCGATCGATCACCTCGTACACGCGGGGCTCAAGCTTGCTGGTAATCGCGTATTGAGCCTGTAGTGCTTCACGGGCAGGCTTTAGCAGGTGATGTACGCGAGTAGAGCGCTTGGTTTTAGTTACCTTGAATCGCCCCCGAACAACCGCCCTCCGGTAGCGAATAATCCCTTTTTCCACATCCAATATGTCTTCCCAGGCCAGCGCTTGGGCTTCAGAGATGCGTGGGCCATCATAAATGGCAAACTTGATCAGATTTAGTTCCTGCTCACGGTTTGTCGGCGTTTCCAGGATCAGCTTGATCTCGCTACGTGTGAAAGGATCTGGATCTTCATCATCTGGCAAACGGATGGTGATGCCGCTGGTGGGATCGAAAGCCTTCTTATTGCGCGTGGCGTAAAGCCGGAAGGTTTGCCGCATGATGCTGACGATCTCTTTGATCGTCTTGTTGGCCAGCTTTGCCGAAAGCTCCTTTTGAATCCAGCCCTGTAATTCGATGTGGTCGATCGTATCGGCTTGCACTTCGCCCCATTTTGGCCGCACATGGGTTTCTGCCTTGGATTGAATGCCACGAAAACTGGAGTAAGCGAGTTCGTTTTTCTTGATGGCCAGCCATAGATCCAGGTAGTGACCAAAACTATTCCCCGCCAGGTGCCTAGACTCAGGAAAGTGGCGGGCGTAGTCGAACGTGTCGGCTTCAATCTCGTAATTGATAATGGTGGCCAAGCGCTTGGCATATTCGATGTTTTTTTCCGTGGCGGGGCCAGGTAATGGTTCCCGACAAAGCTTGCCATCCCAGCGGAAATATACGCGCACGGTGTTGCCGCGAACCTCGACCCCATCAGCCATGTTGTAGCCCTTTTAAACTGTAAATACATACAGTTTATTCCAGTTTGAAAGGGTCTGAAAAGCTTGGCTTTCTTATACCGTTATCTTCGGGTGGCATAAGAACCGCCGCTTGGGCGGCGGGGTGGTCAGAAAGGTATCAGTCCATATTTTCGTTGATATCGTACTTGCGGATAAGTTCTCGGCACCGAGCTAGCTCCTCCCTCAAATGAGTTATCTCGCGGATCAAGCTTGCCTCCGTACGAGTAGGGGTAGGCGCCTGCTTTCTTAATGCATTAAAACTAGCTGATAACCGGGCTTGCTCCTCTTTGGTCAAAGGGCCGCGTAACGATTTCGCTAAGATCTGATCAATCGGGTTGCTACTCATAAATCTCTATTCTGCTTTAAGTAATGTTGTTGATAACGTTTACGAATAACATGAAACATGCCCGCTGCACGAGGGTTGTGGTCTAGCTCAGCCCGGCTTTGGATCTGGCAGGCGGCGCAGAGCCAATCCCGGGCGTCTTCAGTGTTGTGGGTACCATCGGGCAGTTGGAACTCGGTCATGCCGTGTTTGGCTCGCCGGCGGCGATCTAGGTAGAGCTGGAAGGCGCTGTCCTGGCAGAGCATGGCCGCTTGCCGGGCCAGCTTGCCGCCCTTGAGTTGTTCAGCGCACATGCCGCCTCCGTTGTTCACGAATCCCCTGGCACTCGATGCACGTAGTGGCCCATGGGATGGCGTCGCGGCGAGCTTGGGGGATCTCCTGGCCGCAGTCTTCGCACTTGGGGTCGGGATTTGGAATGTACAGCGAAAGCCGGCTGCTCAAGGCGGCCTCCATGCGGCGTTCCATGAGTTCGGTGGCGATGTCAGCGTTATCTGCCATGGTTACTCTTCCTCCTGTTTTGCAATGGCAGCAAAGCGCTGCATTAGCTGGTGGCCATCCGGCAGGTATTCGTGCAGCTCGCGATCGCTGACGGCTGACCACTCGATCACCGCCAGGGCGGCGCGCCGCAGGTCGTCATCCAGCACCCGCAGGCTGGTCAGGTTCAGCGGCCAGGCGTAACTGTTGTAAACGGCCAGCAGCACGAGGCGGCAGTGCTGCGGCTGGTGGGTATCGCCCTGGGCGATCTCAACCAATTGCTGCAGGGCTAGCAGTCCCGCAACGGTGACTTTCGTGCACTGAATCTCGGCTTCGTTTTCAGCGGCAATTTTGGCTTCCAAAGCCTGGCGGTTGCGCTCGCGTAGGCGCTGGGTCACCAGTGGCATTGGGTGGTTAGTAGTCATCACGGGCTCCTTCATGTTTGAAACACCCAGCACTTCACGCTCCCGCCGTTGAGGCGGACGCGGGAGTTCACGGTGCGGTTGGAATCGATAAACTTGCGGGTCTTGCTGCTCTTCAGGTAACGCTTCAGCTCGCGCACCTCTGGGGTGCGCAGCTTGTATTCGGCGCAGGTGCGCTCGAAGTCTTTGAGGTTGATCGCGATCATGTCGCTGCCCTTGCCGTAGTGGTTCAGCATCGGGTCGTCGCGCAGGCCCTCGATGTAGTCGAAGGCTTCCCAGAATTCGGCGACCAGCGGGTGGTCGGCGTTGATGGATTGCTGACGCTCCCGGGCCATCTGCTTTATGTGGCCCAGGGCGATATCCAGGGTTTGCTGGTCGAAGAGATCCAAGCCTTCCGGCCCCAGGCACTCCACCAGGGCCATTAACTGGCCGTGGCACTTGGCGATGCGCAGCACCTTGATATCCGGGTCGTCGGCCAACTGGTCGGCGTAGTGACGGGCGCGCTGGGTGATTAACGCCAGCAGCGCGGCCTCCCGTTGGGCCACCGCCAGGGCGAACTGGCTAACGTGCTCGATCTCGGTACGTTCCAGCGCCTCGGCAAGTGCTTTGGTCTGTTTGTTCTGGCCTTCCCGGGTAAAGTGCAGGTGGCAGATACGGGTCTGGATAGCCTCGCCTGCCTGCACCGGGGCGTTCTGGCTGATCACGATGCTGCCGCGGAAGGGCGGTTCGTAGGTGTCGTTGCCGCTGTTCTTCACGCCCCGGGCGCGGATCGAGCGGCCGTTAAAGGCGGTTTTGAGTTCATCCCAATCGAACTGCTTCTGTTTTGCGCCGCCATCCTGCTCGCGGTCGGATTCGATCAGCACCACCGGCAGGTTGCTCACCTGGGCGAAGTTGCGCGAGCGTGCCGGCATGGTGGCCTTGCTGGGGTCGAAGCCTTCATAGTCACGCCGGCCGCACAACTTCCAGAGAAACTCGATCAGGGTGGATTTGCCCGCGCCGGCTTCACCGACGATCTCCAAAAACGGAAAGCTGCCCATCTCGGCGCGGATCTGCTCGGCCAGCAGGCTGCCCAGCCAGTAGCCCAGGGCAATCACGCCACGGGTACCGAAGGCGCCAAGCAGTTGCTGCGTCCATTCGGTGTTGAACGCCTTGCGGTCGGGGTTGATGTGCAGCGCGACGGATTGGCTCAGGGTTTTCAGTTGGCGGCGGGGGCCTAGCTCAAAGAAGTCCTCGCTGTTGATCGGCACCACCTTGCCACCGGCCACGGCCAGATCGCCGAACACATAGGCGCCGTGCTCCTTGCTGTAGCCGATGAAGTCGATGGTCTCGACGGTTTTAATGTTGCCGATCTGATCTTGCAGCAGGCTATCCAGCTGTTGGCTGGTACCCGTCCAGACCGCCCCTGGGGCCACACCCAGCAGGCGCTTTTTATATTCGGATGCGGACGCCAGTTGGCCACCGCTAAAGGTGTTCTTGATCGGCGGGCGGCCGTCGGGGAATTCCACGCGGTAGTAGTACCAGCTCTCATCGGTGACCGCGTTGGCCTGGTAGTAGAGCGCCGTGGGGTAGCAGGTGCAGATCCGCTTTACGCTGCCGGATTGCTCCAGGGCGGCATCGCGCAGGGCGGGGTCGATTTGCCGCTGATCTTCGCCGTCCAGGCCATCGGCGCGCAGGGCGCGATCGAAGGCGTCCATATCCAACTTCCACCACCACAGCTGGCGTTTGAACTCGAACCAAAACTCCCGCTGCTCGCGGCGTTTGTAGATCAGCAGCGCCTTGGCCATGGCCGTAGGGGCCAACAGCAAGTCGCCGTGATAGCGGAAGGTTTCCTGGTGCTTCTCGGTGAGTTCGCCGCGCTGGTGGGCATCGTTCCAGTCGTGGTCGGCGCTGGGGATCTGCGCGGCTTCGCACTCCCAGCCTGCTGCCCGGGCGCGCCTTACATGCTTGTGAATGGCGTTATGGCCAGCGCGGTTGTTATCCAGCGCCCACACCAGAGTGGGGCGGCTGGTACCGGCTTGATGGGCGGCATCCGCCAGGGCATTTAGGGCTTCATCGGGGTAGTTGCCGCAGCTCATGGCGGAAACGGCCGCGATGCCGTGGTGGTAGAGGGCGATCGCATCGAAGATGCCCTCTACAATCCACACTTCCTCTGCGGCGACCAGATCCGCCGCGGTGAGCGCAGGCGGGCACCACCACTGGCCTTTATAGCGGCCAACGAAATTGGCCTTCTGCTTGCCGAAGCGCTCCGGATTATCCAGCAGGCGCTCCCAGTAAGCACCGCCGGGCAGGGCGAAACGCACCGTGGCGGTACCGCCGATCTCCGGCTTCCAGTAGCTCTCCTGGGTGTACCAGCCCTGGATGCGGGCAAGCTCGAAGCCGCGGCCATCGTGCAGATAGCCATCGGCCACCGGTGTTTGAGAGGTGGGCTTTTCGCCCACCTGGGTGCTGTAGCGCTCGCTCCAGGAACGGAACAGATCCGGAAACAGCGCTTTGACGTGGATTTGTGCGCCACAGTTGTTTTCCCGCCCGCATTTCAGCATCCACGGCGCATCGGCGTTGATGTACGCCTCGCGCTTACCACATTCGGGGCAGCGCACCCGTTGCAGGTAGGGGCCGCGCTCAATCGCCTCAAAATCGCTGATTAAGCGCGCAACAATGTCCTGGCGCAGCGATATATTCACGCTCGCCTCCTTATTCAACTAGGTAATGAACCGGCCCGGTGGGGCGTTCAGGATGCCTTTTGGGCCATCAGGGCTTGCATTAGCCGCGGCGAAAAGGGCAGATTCACCGTAGGATTGGGGATGTCACTGGGCGTGAGCGTATTGGTCACCTCAATGTCCGCCGTACCCCGAAAGCCGCATTCATCGTTGCGGCACTCCACGGTGGCCACCCGATACACCGGTGTAAGGCCCTGGCTCTTGCGAATGCCCATGTTTTCGCCGCAATGCGGGCAGGGGATGCGGTGCTTGTACGCGGTCATTGGTTCCTCCCTACGGGGTAAAGGGCGCGGCCACGGCCGGTGAGCCCTTGGGTGCCTTTGCGTAAGCGCCTGCGGAGTAGCCACTCGGCGGCGTCGTCCAGGCTTTGCAAATCCTGCTGTTCGCATACCTGCTGCAGCACCGCCTCCAGCTGGTCATCCAGCGGAAGGCGTAAATCGCTGCGGGCGGGTTGGTCAGCCATACTTCAGTGCTCCTTGAGGCCCTCAAAAGGGCCTGCCTTTACGACGCCTGCTGGGGCATAGTGCTAACAGAGAGATCAGCAACGCCCAGCGTCTCCAGTGCTTCTTTCAGCACCAGTTGACGCAGCAGCGACGCCCGTTCGATGCCGGTGTAATCGACCAAGGCATCGATCAGCTGGGCCTCGTACTGATCCAAATTGAGAGCGGCGTAACGAGAGCGCACACGTTTGGGGTCCTGGTACATGGCAAACATCCTTATGCAGGCAAGGTCATTCGGCATTCAGCGTGTCTTGGTCGTACTGGGCGATGCCGCGCAGCATGAGCATGCGAGCGGTGGCCGACTTCGTGCGCATTTCCAGCTCCTGAATGCGCTCCAGATCGGCACACTCGGTTTCCGTGAGGTAGGTCATCACAGGCTGATCGCAGCCTTTTGGGGCATAAATTGGCTTTGGGGTAATGGTGTTAGTGGTGGCCATGGGTTAGGCTTCCTTAATAGAGTGAAAGACTTAGAACAAGGCGGCTTAGCGCTCGTAAAGGCGAACCAGCTTGCGCTGCAGGAAGTGTTCATCCATGTAGGTGCGCAGTTCGCAAATGGCGTCTTCCACCTGGTCGGTAGAGGCGTTCTGGGCCAGCATCGTGGCAGCGAGTTGGCCCACAGCCTTGGCGGTGGTGCGCTCTTCCAGCGCTTCGAGATCCGCCAGCGGGTTAGGCGTGTTGGTGCCGCGCTTCAATGCGAATTCGATATCGCGGCGGGTGCGTTCAGAGCAGCGTTCAAGCTCCACCTCGACCCCGCGGAACAGGGTGGTCTGAGTGGTAGGCGGTACAAAGATGGTGGCAATGATGGTGACCATGGCAGTGGTTCCCTTTGGCTGTAGAAATAGGTGTTAACGAGTGCTGGAGCGACGACGGCACGCCTGGATTTCAGCCATGCAGCCCGTCGCCCATTCGAGGGGGTTAACGATTTGCTGGATGTGAGCGCGGTAATTGGAGAAGTAAGCGGGCGCGTGATTGAGCTGCTTAAAATTGCGGAGCAATTGAAGGCACTCAGCCCAGCTTTCTCTAGCAAGAAGCGGCAGCTTCTTGCTGAGCGTCTTGAGGCAGAGCTCAATGACATCCAGATCAGCATCCGCAAAGCGGAGTTGAGCGCTCTTGAGTTTGAGAAGGCGCAGATACAACTGAACGATGAAATAAAGCGCCTTAAGCAGTGGCACGAAGAGAAGGCTGGCTACGAGGAATACATAACCCCCGCGGGTGGCGCCACGTACCGCCGTAAGCACCACGGCAGCGAGCGTGGTAGCGGACATCACCTTTGCGCAACCTGCTTCGAGAACGATAAAAAATCGGTATTGCAGCGAATCCCGGGTGATGGGGTTGTTCAGTTTAAGTGTCATCAGTGTGGTACCCCCGTGATGATGGAAACGCTCAGGGGCTTTGTTGAGTTCCAAGACCCTGAGTGGGAGCGGTGACATAGCGGCAGAAGTGACCATGGCAGTGGTTCCCTTTGCGTAGTGTTGTAGAGTGAAAGACATAAATAGAATGGTACCGAACGGTTTCCATGTCAAGAGTTGTGAGGACTAAATGGTTTCATTGGGTGAAAGGCTTAGAGAGGAAAGGGAGCGGCTAGGGTTGTCACAAACCCTCTTCGGTGACCTTGCCCAAGTGACTAAAAAGACTCAAATGCTCTACGAGGGCGGTCAGCGCAGTCCGAAAGCAGATTATCTAACGGTCATTGCTGAGCAGGGAGTTGATGTTCAGTACGTATTAACTGGAAACCGTTCGGTTCCTGGGTCACAGCCGCTGGGCTTGCCATTAAGCGAACCAGGGCCGGATCTCTCGCCGGTGAAGATGTATGACATCGAAGCGGCAGCGGGCGCTGGCCGCAGCTTTGAAGGCGAGCCGGTAAAAACCACGCTGTATTTCTCCAGCACAGAGCTGGCGGAGCAGGGGCTAGACCCTGCCCAGGTAGTGGGCATTAAAGTGCGTGGAGATTCGATGGACGGCACCTTGGCCGATGGGGACTGGGTGTTGGTGGATCGCAGCAACCGCGATCCTAAGCAGGAAGGGGTGTTTTTGCTGTTGGTGAGTGGTGAACGAAGAATTAAACGGGTGCAGCGCCTGGCGGGCGGGGCGTTGTACTTGATAAGCGACAATGACCATTACCAGCCGGAAATGATCAAGCCGCAGGATATGCATGATGTGGAGATTCTGGGGCGGTGTGAGATTCGTATTGGGCGGGTGATTTAATTTTTAAGTAGGGAAAATTATGCGTCATAATTACTATAAAAGTGTTCATTTTTACGATATTGCTGTTTATTGCACATGTCGAGGAATTAAGGATAACTCTGGTAATCCTATAAGGTATCGCTCGCCTTTGGATATAAATGTCATGCTTGACGAATTGGCTGGAATGAAGAAATCTTTTTCCGAGCCGCTGGCTATTGGGAAGAATGAATACTATCTGGAGGAATTTTTAAAAGAGAATAAAGCTAAATATGTAGTTAAAGGTGACGAGAATTTAGATAAAGTTGATAATAGTATCTCAGAGGAAGGTGAGTCTGAGCCAGTAGATCTCGCTGATAATGAGCCTGACCCTGCTATTAGTAGGATGTTTAACAGTAGTACTTTGGATGTTTATCTTCAAGATGTAAAACAGTTTCCAGATTTTTTTGTTCTGCTGATAAACTTTACTAATTTAAAAAGCGCTCATAGTGTGGTTAGAGATATTTCAAGTGGGCAAAGGAATGAAAATAACCTTACTCATAGCGAAGGTGGTGACCATTCCGCTCACATAGTAATCTTTAAGGAAAAGAAAGGCGATCGTCAGGTTTGTTTGGTAGAAAGGACAAATGGGCTGCAGGGAGCTGCTTTAAAGTCGTTTTTTGACTATATAGGTAAGTTAGTTGCTGAAGAAAATACTGACTCTTTCACAATCGATCACCCTGAAGGGTTGTTAGATAATAAAGGAAGAGTAAAGAAAAGAATGATCTTGCCTAAATTTAATTTCCATGGCTACCCTTCAGAGCAGTTTTTTGAAGACTTAGAAAATGGTCGTATGAACAGTATCAGTTTAGTTGGTGAAGCAAACCAAATGCGTGGTATAGGAGACGACCTTCCTCCTGAGTTTAGAGAAGTAGCGATTCAGCTTGATGCAGACTTGTCAAAGCTTGAAAGCTGGAGAGAATTTATTGGTAGAAATATTACATATGGTAAAGAATATAATTTAGAAAAACTTCGTGTTAAATTTACAGATGCAAGTGGTTCTTCACACACCACTGAGATCGAATTTGATGATGACTTAAACGACGGTAATTTAAAGTACGTGAAGAAGCGCCGTGTTGGTATGAGCTTTCGGCCAAAATCTTCCTATGATCAGGTTAACGTGAACTTCTTAAAGAAGATGTTGGAGGTGTGCGATGGTTAGCTACAAAATAATAATTTATCAGCTTACTAGGCCGATATCATACTTATTTATTAAGCACTCCGACAAATATATCTATGACTGGGTGGTGCCTTCCATTCTGTTGGCTGTTACATCGATTTTGGTTTTTTTATTATCTATAGATTTTTTTAATCTATATCTATTAGTTGGTAAAATATCAACTCTACTAGCAGCCCTGCCTGGTTTTTTTATAGCGGCGCTAGCAGCAGTAGCTACTTTCAATCGGTTAGATATTGATAAGCCTATGTCTAAGGAGAACCCACCTAAAATTGAAACCCTGATAAACACTCAATATAAAGATATGCCTCTTTCAAAAAGGAGGTTTCTATGCATGCTCTTCTCTTTTTTGACTGTTCAGAGTATTTTTTTGTCCTTCTTAGGATTTGTACCTGAGAGTTTTGTTTTTTATGACTCAAGCAATAGTGCTGTGCTAATCAATCATGGTGTTTCAATTGCTTATTTTTTGGTTTTCTTCTTTTTCTTTTTTCAGCTTTTAACTACTACTATGCATGGGTTGTATTATTTGGGTGATAAAATCCACTATTAGAGATTTTTGTTTTTATTTTTACCTTGTTAGGTTTTTACTTATTAGTTGAGTTCAGGAATCATGAAATCAGCTAAGAGACTTTGAGGCTGCTGTTAAAGAAAAGAAATTGGTTTTAAGTTATTTTTTCTTTCGGGTTTGGTTTTGGTGCTATTTTTTATTGTTCTTTTTTTGAGTTGGTGTCATTTTGGGAGCCTTAAATGAGTAGTGAATATGACGACCTTTTAGGTGTTAAAGAAGATTACTTTATTGTGTCTGTGATAGACGTAGGGAATTTCTCAGTTAAGGTTCCTTGTAAATTATATTTGCCAAGAAGTATATATGAGAAACCCAAGATAGTTCTGAGGCCAGAAAGCGAAGAATTTCATATAATTGTAAATTGCTTTATTTACTCTTTAAAAAACCATATGGCGAATCAAGAAAGTGAAGTTGGTTTGTATATAAGCTCGCCTAAAGTGTATTTTAAAGGAGCAGCTGATAAAAGATGGGGAGGAGTCCTTTCCGAGAAAGTTATTTTTGGAGCACCCCAAGATTTATACGTTTTAAGAAAAATAAAGGAACATGGTGAGTCTTCGAATTCTGAATTTCATTTTTGGCTAAACGAGAATGAAGCTATTTCCCCATTTTTGTTCCCGAGCTTTGATGTCGATGGTAGTGTTGAAGTAAAAAGATTTAGTGAAAGTAGTTATGAATTAGTGAGTGGTGATATTATAACTATAGACCGTCAGTTTAGGTATCAAAAAACAAAAGACGGTATGCTTCAAACTTCTAACTTGATAGGTAAAGTGAAAAACAATACGAGTATCAATGATGCCAGTCATGTGAATAAAAATTTGCTGAAGATAATTGATGATTTCTTATTAATGGTAACTTTTTGTTCCAGGCATAAAACTTTGTGTTTAGGATGGGATGCCTATAATGAAGTTTATGCAGGCGCTTATTATAGAGGCGACTATGCTTTCCCAGAAAGTGAAAGCAAAGGAGACTTTGAAGAAGGGCTTTTTTATCGAGATCGTTTTGAGAAAGGGTTAAAAGAAGTATATGACAATTTCTGTGTTTTAGAAGACAAAGAAAGTTTTAGAGCTGGGGTTTTGGCATTAAGCCCTGGATATCATAAAACTGTTGAAAGTGATTTTTTAAGCCTTTACTCTGGAATAGAGTCTGTCATATTAAATTATAGTCGAAAAAACGATGATGAGTTTGTAATTGAAGGTTTTAGCTGGAAGTGTTTGGAAAAAGACTTGCGAAGGGTAGTGAAAAAGCATGAGTCAACGAAAGGTGAAGAGAATGCTAATGTTAGAGAGAATCTTTATCAAAAATTAGCTGGTTTAAACAGGACATCTTTAAGAGATTGTTTTTTTAAGGTTTGTGACGATTTGCATGTTCCTTTTGACGACCTTTGGCCTCTATATTCAAGAAAAGGGGTAGTGAGTAACTTGCCAGATCTATCAACAATAAGAAATAAATTAACGCATGGCGACACTGGTTTTCTAATTGATTTTGAAATGCTTATTATAGCGCGTGATAATTTAAGATATTTGTTGGAAAGGCTTATGTTGCGAATTTTAGGTGTTAGTTTGAGTGACTCACAGGTTTTTTATATGGGATTGCATGATAATGGTAAAAAATTAAAAAAGTTAAACGAAATTTTTTAATTTGTTATTTTCGTTTTGCCACCCCCTCATCCGTATACGCCACCATCAACTCATCCCAATTCGTCGTATAGCGCGGACTACGGTTCGCGCAGCGTAGGTGCCAGGGGGCGTTCTTTTCCGGCAGTCCCAGGCGTACCGTTCCCTTGCCCATCTTCTCGTTCAGCGCGTCCATGGTGGCCATTAGCTTTTGGCTGCGCTGGCGTTCCTCTTCCGTTTGCGGTGTGTCCATAAGGCTGAGCTGTTGGCGGTTCTCGTCGGTCAGGTCGATCAGCATCACGCCCGCTTTCTTGTAGCCGTATTTGGGACGATAGATCTTGCGCAGCGCCTCCTGGGCGGCATGGAGAATGTCGCGAGTGTCCTGGCTTGGGCGTTCCATTTCTACCGCCAGGCTGGGCGAGTATTGGGGCAGGTCGGGCCGGAAGCGGTCGGTTTTAAGAAACACCAGCACAGCGCGGGCGAGGCTTTTTTGCTCGCGTAGTTTTTCGGCGCCGCGTTGGGCGTGTTGGCGAATAGCGCCCTGTAGGTCGCAGAGCTGTGAGGTGGGACGGCCAAAGGAGCGGCTGGTCATGATGCGCTGGCGTGGTTCGTTAAAGTCGTTCATCTCCAGGCAACTGATGCCGCGCAGCTCCAGCACCGTGCGCTCCATATTCACCGAGAACTTACGCCGCAGGCGCTTAGCATCCGCTTCGCGAAGATCCCAGGCGGTGTTGATGCCCAGGATCTGCAGGCGCTCGTTTAGCCGGCGGCCGACGCCCCATACATCGCTGACATTGATTTGCTGCAGCAGGTGCCTGGCTTCGTCGCTTTCCGCGTGAAGGATACACACGCCGGGGTAGCCGGGGTGCTTCTTAGCAATGCGGTTAGCCAGCTTAGCCAGGGTGTGGGTCGCGGCTACGCCAACACACACTGGAATGCCGGTGTAGCGGCGGATCTTCGCGTGCAGGGATTTGGCGTGCTCCAGCAGCGCTTCCGGCTCGAAGCCATCCATGCGCACGAACATCTCATCAATGGAGTAGGGCTCTACCCCGGCGGTCTCCTGTTCCAGGATGCCTTGCACACGGTGGGACATATCGCCGTAAAGTTCGTAGTTGGAGGAGTGCAACACGATCTCGCCGCGTTCGACCAGGTGGCGCACCTGGTGGGCGGGGGTGCCCATCTCGATACCCAGCGCTTTCAGCTCTTCTGAACGGGCGATAATACAGCCGTCGTTATTGGACATAATGCCCACCGGGCGGCCTTCCAGCTTGGCGTTAAAGACCCGCTCGCAACTGACGTAGAAGTTGTTGCAGTCCACCAGCCCTATCATGTTGCCTCCATAACCCTTGTTAAATGCTGTTTGTTTATACAGTATTAGCAGCAGGGAAAGCGACAGGCAACCGCTAATGTACGTCGCTTAATGTGGAGCAAGCACAGGGCAACAGCATGCGAGTAAATTACTTGGGGCCAGCAGTGGTGGGCGTGGAGCACCCGGCAGTGGCCGAAATGGATAGCCGAAAATTTCCACCCAGCTGCTTTTTGGTGGAGATTAGCGAGGACGCACGCCCAGGCGGGCCGTGGATGGAGGGCGATGTGCTGGTGGTGGATGAAGCGCGTTCGTTCGGCCACGGGGATCTGGTGGTGGCTGAGGTGGAAGGGGAGTACCGATTGTTTAAATCCCACCGCGTGGGTAGCCGTTGCCGGTTGTTGCCTACCGCTGGTGGGCAGGGGTGCTTTGTGACCGTGCAGCAGTTTAAGGGGGTGGTGGTGAGGCAGGCGAGGTGCTGGGCGGTGTAGGTGAGCCATTACATTGCGTAACGGGAAATTACTTGTTTGCAACTTAGCGAAACTTTGCCATAGTGAAAGTGTCGCCTAAGAGCACGCGTGGCGGTAACGCTTCGCCAGAAGATTGCGGCAATAAAAACCCCCGGCTATTTGGAGTGGCCGGGGGTTTTATTTTGAAGCTAACAATTAGGACAGGTGAAAAACGGACTTCTGAGCGCGTTTCTGTGCTTCCTCAGCGTTCAGGCTGACTTCGACATTGCCTTGCCGTTTTGCGGCAAGATAGCGCTTACGTGCGGCCTCAATGGTTGCCGCCTTGCGCTGCTGCTGTGTGATGTGATCATTCGCGTATAAATGCATAGCATGTTCCTCTAATAATGCCCATGCCGCCTCCTACAAACGGGCTGAACATTATGTCATGGAAATGCGCGGCCTTCCTTCCACCTGGCAACGCTACGGTGCGCTCACCGTGTCTCTATATACCCCCGTTCAATGTAATTGTGGTTCACTTCGCCAAGGATCCTAGTCATAAAGTTGTAAGAGATCTCTTACAAATCTTGTCGGCGATGTCTTACATCAATGGGGTTATTTATCTGTCAAGCTGACTATGACGCTTGGATGCGCGAGCTGGAAGGAATCAGCTTTTCTGTAAGGAGACGGATGCCAAAAGCCCTCGGCCAACGGATGGCCGGGGGTTGTCTGGTGTTGCTTGTTAAGGGCCAATCCCGATAATTCCCACCGACACCTCTGCGTTAATACTCACCGCGTCTCCATCCTAATACTGCAGGTATACCCCCGCTCCGTGAAATTGTGGGTGACTTCGTCAATGATCCAGGGCGTGGCGTTGATCTCTGGCTTGTAGCCTTGGGCTGTGACCGGGGTTTCGGGGGAGATGTCTGCCCTCCTCAGTGCCAGCGTTAACCCTCATCTCGTCTATCGTGCCTGGGCCGAGCATAAATTAAATTCTTTGCTACGCTGGAGGGGTCGCCATGAAGGAGGCGGCAACGGCCCCAATGTTTCAGGGGCAATTTCATTGGATGAACGAGGTGCTACATGGCTAATTTTACTCAAACCAATATGAGCCTGGATCACTACGATTGGACAGCTGCTCCTAGCGATGACCCGCATGTGACCGGGGAGCCTGACAGCACACTTTTTAACCGCCAGCAGGGTTACGAGGTGCTTTACATGCTGAACATGGTGCTGTCCGCTTCCGCCCCCATCTCCGCTTTGCACAAGGGCGAAAAGCTTATCCGGGATGAACTTCCTGGTGATACTCGCAAGCAGCTAGATGTTAAAAAGTGGCTCGATCAACACCTCTAATCTGTTGATAACAGAGTTAGCTTTGAGTAGATGTAAATGCCCCGGCCATATCGATGACCGGGGCATTGTTTTAAGCAATGCACTGAACCATGCCAGGTGTTTTATTCTTCCTGCTTTCCCTTCACCTCACACCTAACCTGCGTCCCAAACCCTCCATCATTTAGCGAGTGAGTCACCTCCGCCACCAGCCAGGCCGTGGCGTCAATTTGCGGCTTATACCCACTAAGCGTTAGCGGCGATTCCGGCAGTATGTCAGCACGCCCCAGTGCCAGCGTTAGCTCAAACTCTGCCAGGCCGCGTTGGATGCGTTGCCACTCGGCGCGGGCGGCGGCGAGGGCGTCCTCTTCCGTGGCGTAGGTGGGACGCAGCTGTTTGGCGTTGTCGCCGCTGCCAGCCAGCACTGTTTTGCGCTCTGCGCCTCTTGTGTCATTCCAGTAGGCTTTTACGCCGCTATAGGCGTCTCGATCGGTGACGCTGTAACGGTGTTGGTCGCCATCGCGGCGGGTGAGGGTAATGGCGGGCATGGCTTGGCCGCTGGCGGTGAGCCCTTCGCCTGCCACGGTGAACAGCATACGCCCGGCTTTGATGGCGGCAATGGCGTCGTACCGTTCGCCCAGGCGGGTGAGGAAATTCAGATCTGATTCATCGGTTTGATCGATATGGCCAATGCGGATGCCGTTGAGGGCTGCGGCCACCACTGGTTCTAGTTCGTTGCGACCGGCGATGGTGGTGACGATCTCGCCCAGTGTTACGTCATGCCAACTCAGGGTGCGCTTGCCGGGCAGTTGGCCGCGCATATCCGCCGAACGGGCGCGGATGGTGAGCTGGTCGGGCGTGCCGCTGTGCTGCACTTCATCCACTGTAAAGCGCCCCTTGTCGATCAGCCCTTCATCCAGCCAGCCAAAAGCTACCTGCAGCTCGGCGCCGCGTGGGGGAATGGCGAGCTGGCCATCGTGATCGGCCAGGGTGATATCCAATTGGTCGGCTTCCAGGCCGCGCTGCTCGCGTAGCGTCAAACTGATCAGGCGGCCGTTAATGCGTGGGGTGATATCGGTGCCATCCAGCGTGATGCGGTAGCTGGGCTTTGGGTAAGCGTTCATACGTAGCCACCCGCCAGGCGTGCCGCGGCAGGCAGTGCCAGTCGGCCGATCAGGTCGGTGCGTTCGTCGTCGACGTGCTCGAGCGTGAGGTTGAACTCGATTTTTTCGGCGGCGCCGTCGCGGAAAAAGTGGGTGCTGGTTTCTTCCACGCGGGTGACGACCCATAAGCCGTACTGACGGCCGGTACCTTCGACCAGCGGCCAGGCGTTGCCCTGGTCGGCCATGTCGCGGATCTCATCAAGACTAAAGCGCCCGCCGGTGAAAGTGGGCAGTAGGGTGCCGCTGAGCGTGATGGTATCCGCGCCTGGGCCTGCAAACTGGTAGGCGGGCCGCTGCCCCACGCGGGATTGGCTGGGGTGCCGCCATTCAGTGATGCGTTTGAGTTCTTGGTAGGGCACGGTGCGGGTTTCAAACACGAACATGCCGAGGGCCATGAGCATGATGGGTTCCTTTTAATCGAGGTCGCGCATCGATGAGCGCTGGCGTGCCTGGGCGTCGCGCTGGGCGTTTGCCAGGGCGCGCTGCACTTCCTGCGCCACGTACTGGGCGAGCTGCTGTTCGTTCATGCCGGGGGCTGGGGTGACGTTGATATTGATATCGCCCATGGTGAGGCCGCCCGCCTGGGCATTTGGCGCGCTCAGCGGTGGCCGGTTATCAAACTGAATAGGCGTTTGCTGCTCAATGCTCGGCATCGCGGCGGCGGGCAGAGTAGCGGCACCCAGTGCCAGCCCGGCACCTGCACGGGTCACCCGGCGGGCGATCTCTTGAATGCGCCTGGCGGGTTCGTCCCGCTGGGCATCCAGCCCTCTATTCAGACCATCCACCGTGTAACCGCCTAACTGGGTGAACACCCGGGAGGGGCTGTTGATATCCAGCACATCGGCGAACCAGCTACGCACGCTGCCCGCCATGTTCACGACGCGGTCGCGCAGCTCGCCAAGCTTGCTGCTCAGGCCGCTGATTAACCCATCCACCGTGAAACCGCCTAGCTGGGCAAACACCCGTGAGGGGCTGTTGATGCCCAGTACGTTAGCGAACCAGTTACGCACGCTCCCTGCCATGCCCGTTATGCTTTCGCGCAATTCGCCCAGCTTGCCGGTTAGCCCACCGATCATGCCGTCCACAATGGCGCTACCAAGCGAGCTGAACTGCTCGGGGATCTGTACGCCCAGGGCGCTTAAAGCGTTAGTGATGCCCTGGTAAAGCAGACCCAGCGGTGACCAGTTCATGAGCAGCTGAGCCACGCCGCTGATGCCGTTATTGAACGCCTCTTTCACCTGCTGCCACAGCCCCAGGAAAAAGGCTTTGATGGGTTCCCAGTAGCGGTAGATCAGATAAGCCGCGGCGGCGATCGCGGCGATGGCCACGCCGATGGGGTTGGCGAGCAGGAACATCGACACCGTGCGGAATACGCCGCCCAGCCACAGGAACGCTTTGCCCGCCATGAGGATCTGCGGGCCGACCAAAGCCATACCGTAGCGCACCATGGCAATGGGGCCGAGGATGGAGGCGAGCATCAACGTTAGTGCACCGCCCGCGGTGACCAGCACGGCCAGAATGGCGGCCACCTTGGCGATGGTACCGGCGAGCCGAGGGTTTTCATTGATCCAGCGGCCTACGCCACGGGTAATGGCGGTGACGTTCTGGATGAGATCGCGCAGTGGGCCGTTGTTGGTGTCGGTGATCGAGATCCCCACTTCTTCCCAGGCCGATTTGAGCGATTTGAGGTCGCCACCGATGTTGTCCGCCATGGTTTTCGCCACACGGGCGTTTTCACCGGCGGCGTTGGTGAGGATCTCGACAAACTGCTCGATGCCCGCGCTGCCTTGCTGGGCGATCAGTTCCGCCATGCCGGCGCCGGGTTCCTCGCCGAAGATGTCCTTCAGGTAAGCGGCGCGGTCGGCGTTGCCCATCTCCTCCGTGGCGCGGGCCACATCGGTGAGAATGCGGGGGATATCGCGCAGGTTGCCGTGGGCATCCTTGGCGTTGACGCCTAAATCTCCCAGCGCGCTGGCGGCGGCGCCGGTAGGGGCGGCCAGGCGAGTGACCATAGCGCGCAGCGTGGTGCCCGCCTGGCTGCCTTGAATACCCACGTTGCCCAGCAGCCCGGCCATGGCGGCGGATTGTTCCAGCGACATGTTCATGGCGCGGGCCTGAGGAGCCACGTACTTCATGGATTCGCCGAGCATTTCCAGATCGACGTTGGCCCGGGTAGTGGTGGCGGTAAGCACATCGCCCACGCGGCCCATCTCGGCGGGGTCTAGCCCGAAGCCGGAGAGAATGTTGGAGGAGATATCCGCCGTGCGGGCGAGATCGGTGCGGTTGGCCAGTGCCAGATCGAGCATATCCGGCATGGCGGCCTGAATGGCCTCCGGATCGAAGCCTGCCATGGCCAGGTAGCCTTGGGCATCAGCGGATTGCCCGGCGCTAAAGGCGGTGGTGGCCCCTAGCTCCCGCGCTTGCTGGCGAAGGGCCTGGAAGCGTTCGTCGTCGGCTTCCATGCGGGTCAGCGCCTGCACCCGCGACATCGACTCCCCATAGGCCACACCGGGGGCCAGCAGCCGTGCCCCGGCGTATAGCGCGGCACCGCCACTGGCCATCATGCCCGCGCCGGTACCGGCCATGTTGTTGCGCATACTCATGGCGCGGTCGTATCGGCCACGGGCTTGGGCGGCATTGCGCTGCTGTTCGGCTAGCCGTTTTAGCCGCTGCCGCTGCTCATCCACGGCGGTGTTGGCCTGCTGTATCTCACTGGTCAGCCGTCGTTGGTCGCGGGAGAGGTGTTCGGTGCTGACGCCGTTATTTTTCAGCGAGGTACGCAGCCGCTGCAGCTGCTGGCGTTCTTCATCGTAGCGCTGGCTTAGTCGGCGCGCCTGGGTAATGGCCCGCTGACGTTCGGCGCGCAGTGCGGTGGTGTCGCCCTGGTGGGACTGCATCTGCTGAGAGAGGCGGCGGATGCGTTCCTGCTGTTCGCGCAGGGCGGTGGTGGTTTCCGTGGATTGCCGGGTTAGGGTACGAAAGGAGTTGACGTTCTTCTGGGTGGCCTCCAGTTGCTTTAAGCGGTCACGGTTTTCGCGCATGGCTTGAGACGCGCCCTGGGAGGCGCGATCGATCGCCCGTAGCGGGCGGGTGGCCCGGTCGACGGCGTTGAGAATGACCTCAAGCTTTAGATTACGCGCCACGCTGGCTCCTGCTTTCCGTGGGTGTGCTGCGCTTTCGCGCCCGTTCCCGCCACTCCATTAGCTCCCGCAGGCTGAAGTCGGCGCAGTCTTCCGGCGACCAGTGGAAGACGATGGCGAGATCCGCCATCGCATCTTCCACACAGCCAGGTAGGTTTATTCGCTCTCGCCCTTGGCCCGCTTCGTGAGCAAAAAACCGGCGATTTCACCGCCGCACTGAACCAGGTCGGCTGGATCCATCTGGCGGACTTCGGTCGCGGTGAGCGAAGGGGTGGAGAGGCGTGGGATTAGCGTGATCAGCGCGTCGGTCTGCATCTGCAGCACATCGGCCAGGGCGACGCCGCGCAGCTCGCCGGATTTGGGTTTGCGCAGGGTGATGGTGTCGATGGTTTGCTCGCCGCGCTTGATGGGTTCGTCTAGCTCGATGGGGTCGGTCACGATGGCAGTGTTGGATTTGGTCATGGTGGTGTTCCTGGTGTGTGAGGGTTCGAAAAAAGGGGGTTGTTAAATACCTAGGCGCTGACGACGACCGGCCAGGCGGTCTTCGCCGTTGACCTTGAACACGCCGTTCACCAGGTCGATCTCGATTTTCTCGACGCCGTCGATGGTGAGCTTGTAGTAGCTGAGCGTGCTGGTGACCTGGTGCTCGGTGTTTTCGCCGGATTGGGCATCGCCCATATCGATCTCGGTGTGGCGGCCGCGCATGACGACCTCGACGGCGGAGGCGTCTTCGATATCGTCACGCTCGTAGCTGCCGGTCATGCGCAGCATGTCGGCATCGATGCGGGCGGTGCCGAAGTTGTCGAACAGGCTTTCGACCAGCCCGCCGACCGTCCACTGAACGGTGAGCAGGCCGTCCTGGCCCATATCGATACCCACGGCGCCGTCCATGCCGCCGCCGCGCCACTCTTCGATCTTGCGGGTGAGGGTGGGCAAGGTGATCGACTGGACGATGCCCTGCCAGCTTTCGCCGTTGCTGAACAGGTTGAGGTCTTTGAGCTTTTTGGGGAGTGCCATGGAGTCTCTCGCTAGTCAGTTCAGGCGGTGGCCGCGACGCGCTCGGCGAAGTCAGCCAGGTAGGTGTCGGTAATGCGCTGCTGGAAGCCGAGATCCTCCAGCGGCGGTACCGGCGTGTAGTCGTAGTCGATGCGCAGCTTGCCGGCCTTGAGGGAGGTCTGGGTGTTGAGCTCTTCGTTCAGCCAGGCGCTGCCATCCACAATCAGCCCCAGGGTTTTCAGCTCGCGGAACTTGGCGTTCAGGCCTTCGATGATGTCCCGCGCCAATGAGGCGTGCAGGGGCAGATCCACTGCCCAGAGGTGCGCTTCGGCCACGGTGTCGGCGAGGATCTGGGCGGTGCGGGTGTAGTTCTCGAACGGGAACAGGCTTTGTGGCCCGGCGCAGGTGCGCGAGCCCCAGAAGCGGTAACCGCTCTGGTTGACCAGGGTGGTGACATCGGCGGCGTTGAGCAGGCCCGCATCGGTATTCGGCGACTGCAGATCCCAGAACACGTCTTTATTGATGCCGGTGACGCCGTTGACCACCACGTTACTCAGGGTTTTGTGCCAGCCCACGGTTTGATCCAGCTTGGCGCGCAGGCCGAGGGCGATGGCCACGGGGCTGATGTCCACGGTATCGGCGTCGTCAGTATCAAACGCCTGCCACTGGGGCCAGATCACCATCAGCTCACGAGCGCCGAACTGGTCGCGGTAGGCGGTGACCTGAGTGATGGTTTCGCAGCCGTGGGCGTAGACATAGCCAAAGGCACGCAGCTGCTCAAGCACCGCGACCATGGCGGTGGCCACCGGTTGGGTATCCAGGTACGGAACGCCAATAATGCGCGGCGTGACGCCCAGCTTCTGCTTAGCGGTCAGCAGCGCTTGCAAGCCAGTGCGCTGGCCCAGCTCCGTCGTGGTGCCAATCACATTGGCGGTGGTTTCGTCTGCATCGATGCCTTCCTCTACCCGCACCACGACGATGATCGGCTTCGCCTGCTGGCTGATAGCGGTGAGGGTGTCTTTAAGCGTGCCTTGAGTACCCGCCTTGCCAATGGCGGTATCTACATTAGTGACCAGGGCGGGCTGGTTAAGGGGAAACGTAGTGGCGTCTGCATCCGACGCGGTACACACCACGCCAATAACGGCGGTGGAAACTGTGCGGATAGTGCGTGCGCCGTCGCTAACTTCAGCAACGCGCACGCCGTGGTGGTATTGATCGAGTGCCATGGTGGCTCCTGCGCAGGTTCACTGTTCGAGTAACGAAAAGGGTGAATTCACGCAGGTATCGTGCGGGGGCTTGGGGAGGGGTGGTAGCGGTGCTGGGTGTAAGTGGGGCGGTTTACACCGTGGGGTGTGGTAAGGTGTGAGAAAGTGACTGTTAAGGGAATGTTGGGATGAAAGATTGGTTGCAACAACTTGTTTTGAAAAAAATGGTTATTACTGGCTTGGCTTCGAGCTTTTTATCATTTCTCTACTTCTATTATGTTCCTGGCTCAAGTGTTTGGCATTATTCGCAGTGGAATGCAGACTGGGTTCAAGCTATTGTGTCTTTATTAGCTGTAGTTGTTGCTTTGTTTTTGCCCTTTTTTATGGAAAAAAAGCGCAGAGAAGTTGAGGAGGAGAAGTTGGTTAAGGAAGAGTTGGATCAACAAAAAAAGCTATACGATGAAGAAACAGCAGTGTTAATTCAGATTTATCACCAAGTTGAAATGCTGTCTAAATTTTTTGGGTTAAGCAGGCAGGCTTTTAAGTCGAAGAATGCTCAGTTTCTGATGGCTTTGGCCTTTAAAAACCCTGGTGCTTACCCGATATATTTTTTAGACGAACGTAATGACTTGATCAGTATCTCTGAGAGATTAATTGGCAATAATCTTTTAAATTTTGCACAGGCTGTAGGTGCTGGTAGAGAAGTGGCATTTGACGTGGTGAAGATGACCGAAAAGTTGGTATTGGATAAAAGTGTAGACATATTGCAATATCAGGCTGTATTGAATAAGACAGATCCACTTATTTTTAAATACGTTCTTTCAAATATTTCGAAGGGCGAGGATGCATGTAATAAACTGAAGGTAGAGTGTAAAGATAGAAAGAAAAAACTATCTTGAAAACTTTATTATTAGCCCGCCATATTCGGCGGGCTGTCTGTTTTTACATCTATTCAATACTTTTCCAGGCAGCCCGAAGCGCCTAAGTATTTTCTTCCATGCTGTGCCGTTGCGCCGTCAGTGGCGTTGATCACTCTCCAGCAGCCTACGCCCAAAATAAATTGACTAATGATACTTCAATGTTTAAGTTTCCAGCCGGAACGACCATAAAACCAACCGACTGGATGTAAGGGAACTGGATGAAATTGCTGAAAATATTAGGAGTACTTGCGGGATTGGCGCTGCTTCACGGCTGTGCGGCGATACCGGAGTCGCATAAGCTGACGTATGAACCGCAAGCCGATGTGGCCGCTGTGGATGGTGCTTCTGAGGTGGCGGTGAATGTAGTGGTGGCCGATGAGCGCGAAGATCAGCGCCGTATCAGCCATAAACGACATGGCTGGGGCTTCCCGATGGCGTCGATTCATAGTGAGGAGCCTGTTGAAGAAGCCGTGAAAGCTGCCATCGAGCAGGAGTTGTTAGCCAGAGGGTTTGGGTTAGACGGTGATGCTTCCGTCATTATTCAAGGCGACATTATCGAGCTGTACTCGAACGTACATCTGATAGACACCTTTTTTACAGGTAAGACGGTAGGTAAGTCTACGATTCAAATAGAGGTAGTGTCAGAAGCCGATGAGGTTCGGTTCAGCAGAGAAATATCCGTTGCCCCTGAACATAAAGGGGTGGTGTATCAGTCGGCGTCTAACCTTGCCAGACCTATCGAAATGGCGATGGAAGAAACGCTGGATGAGCTGTTTAACGATCCGCTGTTTATAGAGGCGTTGCTTAACGCACAGCGTTAAGTATTGATTAGCCCGCCCATTTGGCGGGCTTTTTGCTATTAGGCTTCTTTAATACCCGCCAACGCCTCTTCAAACGCCCCCGCGATATCTATCCCATACAGCGCTTCGGCACCTTCAGCCGCAGCAATCTGCTCACTGACCTGCCGTTCCGCTTTAAAGCACGCCTGTACATGCTGCGCCACTGCCTGGGCGATGGGGCGAAGCTCAGCCTCTGTGACCGTGACCCAGACGCCCGCGGCTTTCCATTCGATCTCATCCACGAAGGGCTGCGTGAGCGTCTGAAATGCGCTGGTGAGCTGTGCTTGGCTTTCCCTGTCAGTCAGGATGCGCGAGCCGTCTGGCAGCTCGACGCCGCCGGTTTCGATTTGCCAGCGGTGGTCGGCTAGCTCTTGGAGGCGCAGGGCGCGGCGCTGCTTGATGAGTTCGGCCCATTCGGCATTAGTGAATTGGCGAATGATGCCGGGGGTGGTGAGGTCGGCATCATCCGGTGCGAGACCGTAAAAGCGGGTAGGCTCGCCGCGCTCAAACCAGAGCTGCTTGATGCCGGGCACGGGGTTATCCGGCCCGTGGCGGGCGGGGTATTGCGTGGTGGGGCGGCGGTCGCGGTAGTCGACTTTGACGTATTCGATAGGCTGCATGGTGTGTTATCTCCGCTGAGTTGAATAGCCAGGGTTAGGGTTAAACGTACATTCGGCGGACGGCTCGTACTCTGTATAAGGAGCTTGTTGAGTTTTGAAACTCGTACCCACTTTCAAACGTTATGCTGATTCTGTCTGAGGAGCTTGAACCGACACTCATTGACCAGTAGCGGCTGTCTTCAAATGCCTCGCTCGCACCAAGCCAGAACCTGGAATACGTGGTTTGCGTAGGGTCGTTAGTGGTGTTGCTTGGTAGCGGGGGATCGGTTCGGTTTGTTGCTCCGTGGTTTCCACTGTTTTGGCTATTGGTGGGTTTAAACACTTTGTATAAGACTCTTTTTTCATCGATATCGGGCAGTTTCCAATCGGTGTGACCGCCCGCTGATACGGTGGCCACAAAGTCAATGGCGTCTTGCCAGCGCATCGTGCCGCCTGGGTCGCCTTCGGCTTTTGGGCTAACAATCAGCGCATACTCTTCGCCGCTTTCATCCAGCATGAGCCCTGCAAAAAAGCCTCCCCCAAAAGGCTCGCCGATGGTGGGCACAAACACGCTGGCGGTGGTGACGGTAAGCGTTTGGCTCCATTCCGAGGTGTGGCTGGGGGTGCCGATAAAGCGGGCGCGGACGTAATACTGGGTACTCTCCTGCAGGTAACCGGCGGGCACGGCGATGCTGGTGAGGTTGGCCGAGTCGTTGCCGCTATCCCATATCAAGTTAATAAAACCGGGGTCGTTGGCGATTTGCCATTGGGTGGCGGTGTGGGTGAACACGCCTGCGGGTACGCTGACGGCGCTGGTGAGTTCGAGAATCGGCTGCTCGTAGAGGTCGGTGGCCCCGTTTTGGGGCGTCATGAACACGGGCGCTTGCAGGTATTGCTGGGCGGTAGTGAACGTAACGGCGGGGCTCCAGGGGGATGCGCCCAGGTTTTCACCGAGGTGCCGCACGCGGGCGTGGTATTCGGTGCCGCGTTCCAGCGCGTTTTCGGGCACCTCAATGGTGGTGAGATCGGTACTGGTTTCGCCGCTAGTCCAGACCACCGTGCCGAACTGCGCGATTTCCCATTCGGCGGCGGCTTGGGTGTCGGCGTTGGTGGGGTAGGTGGTGAATGCGGTGCTTTCGAGCGTGACCGGGCGGCTGAGGCCGGTGGCGTTGTTGCTGGGGGCGGTGAGCGTGGGCCGGGCGACGGCTTCGGCCGATACCAGAATCTGGTAGGTGTTGTCGGCGTTGTAGCCGTTACGGGTGAGCGTCAACGATTCGTTACCCGGTGGGGCATCGTCGGGCACCGTGAGGGTGAGTTGATCGTGTTCTAGCGTGACGCTGCCGACGGTGGTTTCTACCGTGTAGGTATCCCAGGCCGAGTAGTTGGTGATGTGGTAGGTGGCGGTTTCGCCGGGGGCGACTTGTTGGGGGCCGTCCAGCGTTGCGGTTTTTCCGGCGATGCTGCGCACGTATTCGCGGGTGGCCAGGGCGCTGGAACGGTCGAGGGATAGCTCGACGGTGGCGACATTGCTAACGGCGTTGATCATGCGGATGGTGAGATCTTTGCCGATGCCTTGCTGTAGCTGGGGTTTGACGGTGGGCGGGTAGTTGCCGACGGCGATCATGTCGCCGTCGGCATCGAACAGGCCGACCTCGCGGACGGTGAAGCCGCCGACATCCACCGGGACGATCAGTTCGGTGACGATCCAATGCTCGTTCTCTTCATGGCGGTAGCGCCCGGCAATGGGCGCCCGCCAGCATTCATTTTTTAAACTGCGTAGGTTTTCACTGGGTTCGTAGGCGGTGCCGTTTGCATCGCCCACGGCCATGTGGGTGATGTTGACCCGTTGGCCGGTGACGTCGGCCTGGGCGAGTTTGGCCAGGCCGATGTGGGTCATTAGGGTGTAGTAGTGGTCGCTCATGCGAGAGGCTCCGGGTATAGCGTGGTGACCACGCCGCCGTGCAGGGCGTGGGCCATGCGGGGCAGTGGCGTGTTTTGGCTGAGTGTTTCACGCTGGTAGGGGTAAAGGGTGAAACGCTCGGTGGCGTGGATAGCACTGGCGATGCGCGGGGCGGCGGCTTCGCTGGTGAGGGCAATGGCCAGGCTGTCGAGCCAGCTACGGGCATTTTTGACGCGATGAATTGCGCGCTCTACATCGCGGTAGAGCGTGTTATCCACGGGGCGGTCGGTGATGTTGATGTCGACGCGAAAGCAGTAGGGCTCGCCGCCGTAGTGAAACCATTCGCTGAGCGTGGCGTTGCCGTAGGGTTTGAGGGCGCGCTTCATGGCCCCGACGGTGCCTTTGTGGCGGTGAATATGGATGGATTCTGCTACTGCCGCGCGCTTTTTGGCTTCCGACCACTGTTCATCCCATTCATCGACCGAAAGCGCCCAGGCCAGCCAGGGGAGCAAATGGGCGGGGCATTGTTGCGGCCGCCATAGTGCGCGAATGGGCACGTTGAGGGTGTCGGCGCGGCTGAGCGTTTCACTGACGGCGCGCTCTTGGGGCGTGGCGTTGGGTGGTAGCAGGTGGTTAGTCATTCACCACCTCGCTGGTTAACTCGATAGCGGTGCAATAGGGCGCTTGCTTGCGGGTGGTGGTGAGGGTGGCTGTGGGGCTGAGCAGTTCGACGCGCTGCACGCCGGGTTGATGGAGCGCGGCGTAGACGCCGGAAAATGAGACTTGCGCGCCAATGCGGTGCTGTTCTTGGGTGTAGGCGGTGGCGTTGGCCAGGGCGTTTTCCCTTACCACGGCGGCTTCTGGCCCGGGGAAAATATGCAGTATGGCGCTAATGGTGTAGCTGATGATCTCCGCGCTGACGGCGGTGGGGTGATCGGTCAGCGGGCGGGTATCTTCTGCGTTGACGGCGTTATTCACGGTCGCTAGCAGCTGGGCGGACGCTTCGCCGCTTTCTGCTTGGGAGAGCACCACCACGGTGACGTCGCCGGGGGCTTCGCTGAAGGCGTCGGCATCTTTGACATCGCCGCTGGCACTGAGGGCGTGATAGACGTAGGCGAGTTCTGGCCCGGCGGTGCTGAGGCCATCGAGCGAGAGCAACACACGGCGGCGTAGGGCGTCGTTACTTTCAAACGTTGGCGGTACCGGCGGGTTAGCGTCTGGGTCGCCGGGGTCTATTTCCAGCCGTTCGACATCGAACAGTGCTGCTAGGTGTTCAAGGTCTTCATCTTGCGCGTAGGCGAGCATGACCGCTTTGGCGGCTTCGTTAATACGTTGGCGGAGTAACAGCTCACGATAGGCGGCGACTTCGAGCAGCTTGGTTAGCGGTTCGCTTTCGAGACTGAGGGTTTCGGCTAGCTCGGGGGCGCGGTCGGTGAGGTCGGCGGTTAGCTCGGCGACGATGGTTTCATAGTCGAGCGGCTCGATTACCGAGGGCGCGGGGAGCCGGGAGAGGTCGATGGGGCTGTTCATAGGTTCCCCCTTAGCGGCACGGCCAGGCTAACGTTTTCACCGGTATCCACGCGGCGGGCGGAGATGATGAGATCAAAGCGGCCGGGGCGTTGGGTAGAAACCTGGCGGGTGATTTGCTGCACGCGAATGCGCGGTTCCCACTTCATTAAGGCCACCACCGTTGCGGCGTAGGCGCGCAGGGCGGTGGGGCCGTTCAAGGGCTGGTCGATCAGTTCCGGCAGCAGCGAGCCGTACTCCCGACGCATGACACGGGAGCCGATGGGCGTGGTGAGAATGTCCGCCACCGATTGCTGGATATGGGCCAGCGAATCTATGGCGCGGCCGGTGTGTGCGTTCATGCCGGACATTAGACGGGTGCCCCGGTGTTTGAAGGGCCACCTTGTACTCCGCTATGGGCGTGGTCGTGACCCACGTTTTTGCCGTTGTGGCTTAGCCCACCGCCTTGTTGGGCGTAACCACCTTCGCGGTTGAGCTCGCCGGTGTGCTGGATGTTGCCTTGCCAAGTGGTGCCGCCCGGGGCGCTGATTTCGATTGCCCCGGGCAGGCGAATGCGCAGCACGCTGTTGGCGTGGTCGTACTCGAAGAGGCCTTCATCGGGGAACAGCCTGCGCCACAGCGCGGCGGACTCTGCCGGTGCGGGGTGCGCATCGGAGAAAAGCCCGGTCAGTACCACACCGGCGGCGGGGTCACCGCCGGGTGAGAAGATAATCACTTGTTCGCCCTTCGTGGGCGGATCCCAGTCCCGCGTGGTGCCGGCGCGGCCTTCAATCCACGGCAGCCAATCGGTCAGCAGTTCGCCGGTTTTGACGCGCAATCGGGCAGCGGCGTGATCCACCTCGGCGATGGTGCCGAGGCGGATCAGGTTGTGCAGTAGGCGGAGCAGTTCCGCGATGTTCACGACGTTGTTCATAGCCGCTATCCTGCGGCGAGGTTTGGCGAAGGCGAAGCAGCGGCGGGTGTAAGTGGGGTGATTTACACCATGACGGCAGAGGGAGGGGAATTGCTATATTTTAGCTGATAGCTAAAAATAGTCGATATTTGTTCGCTTTTAGCTATAATGATGGTGATGAAGACAATCACTTACCGTAAAAGCGCATTAAAGGTGCTGCAGCGAATGCCGCGGCCCGAGTCGAAGCGCATACAAGGCAAAATCAAAGCCTACGCGGAAGACCCGGAAAGCCAACGCAATAATGTGAAGGCGTTGAAGGGGAGCGATTATATTCGCCTGCGGGTAGGCGACTGGCGGGTGATCATTGATGAACGCGGCGATGTGTTGGACATCATTAACATCGGTGCCCGTGGCGGCGTTTATCAATAAAGCACCCATAGCGCACCAGTAACTTAACAGGAGGCTACATGAGCGTACCTCAGATTATTCAAACACCCACCGGCGAGCGGATGGTGGTACTGCCTGAGCAGGAGTACCAGGCGTTGCTTGCGCGGTTGGAAGACCAGGACGATATCGACGCTGCCAACGCGGTGGTGGCTCGCGGTGAAGAGTCGTTTCCCGAAGCGGTTGTGGATGCGCTGCTGGACGGCGTGGCACCCGTGAAGGTGTACCGCGAATACCGTGGCCTACGCAGGGGTGAATTGGCGGCAAATGCTGGGATTAGCCAGGGTTACCTTTCTGAAATAGAGGCAGGTAAAAAGAGCGGCTCATTGAGTGTGCTAACACGCATTGCCAATGCGCTGGATGTCGAGCTAAGCGACCTCACCTAACGGCTACTTTTCTCCTGGATGACATGATCAGCGCCCTGCCTTTGACGGTAGGGCGCTTTCGTAGGCGAGATGTCAGTGCAGACGCTGTTGCAGCTTAGGCTGGTAACGTTGGGCAATCGCCGCTCCATCTACCACATGACCATAGAGCCGCTTGCCGGCTGGCGAGCCAAGTTGGGTGAGGGCATCGTATAAATGATAGTGGCGGTAAAGGTCACGGATCTGCAGCATGTGGCCGCATAGCGACTGTAGGTTGAGTTGGTCGGCTTTATCCTGTGTGTCGAGCAAGGTGTGGTGAGCATCTTCTGCGGTGCATGGCGAGGCCGGTAGCCATTCGCCTTCCAGGGCATAGGCGGCAATGAATTGGCGAGCGGCATCCAGTTGGCTGGCGGGAATGTCTTCGCCGCGGCTGACACCAAAGGCTTTGCGTACCTGTGACCAGAGGTGTGAGCGAGCGCGCTGTTGGGTGGCTTTTGGGTAACGGCGTAACCGACCTTCTACCACGGCCGCCAAGCAGTGGAACCCATCGGTGCCAATCGTCTGGCCGATCAGGGTGCCCATCTTGCCTTCGGTATCTTGGTAGTGGCCGTGCTTACGGATGGCGGGGAGTACCTCGGCGGTGACCCACTTGCGGAAACGATGCTGCGGAGTGCCGAGCTTTGTGGCATCGCGGCTGCGTAGAATCAAGATGAACAATCCTGATTCATTTATAATATTGACCATTCCCTGACGCCCTATGTTAAACATAGATCGTTCATCTGTATCCAAAGCTTGCAGGGCTTGTGTCGTGTTCACTATAGAGGGTACACGGCACACGTCAGTAGCAACGAACCACGGTTCGTCATTAAAGGCGACGGCTCTAACTGAATGGCTTTCAAAATCGAAAGGGATTACCTGACCTTCGCGGGTCGCAGTGCTATCATTCATGTGCAGTTCCTTTCATAGAGGTTGGGGCTGTGCTTCCTGAAGCCCTTAGCGTTGCAGCGCCGGGGGCTTCTTCATTTCTGGGGTATTGCCTGTTTGTATGGTGTATTTCCTTTCGCCTTATCATTGCTTCTTGAAGCAGTACACAAAGCTCTGCATTTAAGCTGCGGCAGTTCGACTTTGCTTCGTTCTTTACCTCAACACGTAGTTCATCGGTCGTGAACCTTAATGGATACGATGAGCGCTGCTTGACTGCCATAGGTTTTTCCTCATGTTGACTACCAGAATCAGATTAGATTCTTTATGATTCTGAGTCAAATAGATTCTTAGAATCTTTTTGAAGTGTAGGACATAATGCCCTATATACATCAGCGGGGCTGAAAACATGAGTGATTCTAAGCAAAGGCCGCCTTATCCACTTCGCATGCCAGATGCTATGCGAGAGAAGCTGCAAGAAGCTGCTCACAAACACCACCGTTCCTTAAATGCGGAAATACTTGCACGTCTGGAGGAAAGTTTTGATGATTACCTCATCGCGGGTCATCGATTAAGTCCCGATATCTCTCCGGAAGAAGCAGCCGATTGGAAAGAGCGAGTTCTGGCTGTTGAAGAAGCCGTTAGGGCATTTGTTGACAGCCGTTCGCTCTCGGAGCTGATAGATTCGGAATCAGAGTCTAAGCCTGACCAATAAAGTCCAAAGGGGCGGCAGATTTTGCCGACCCCTACTCCTCTCCCAAGTGCTCTAACACAGAATCCATGATGTGTTCGCGATCCAAGACGGTGAAACCCAGCAACTCCCGCTGGGCGTACTCGACGCGGGGGCCGTCGCGGCTGACGCGATCTTTTAGGCCGCGTTGGTGGGTGGTGGCGATGCGGGCGACGCTGCCAAAGAAGCCCACCACGGCGGTATCCCCTTGAGCGGTGGCCTTGAGCCACTTGGCGGTGGAGAGCTTACTGAACATGGCGCGGCGTTTGATGCTGCCTTGCTGGGCGCGCAGGCGTTGTTCCTTGCGCGGGGCGAAGGGCGTGCCGTCCGGGTTGGTTTGGGCGCGGATGCGCTCCCGCTGCCGGCGGCGAAGATCCCGCGCTACGTTGCGGGCCAACGCTCGGCGCTGCTTAACATCCAGCTTGGCCAGCAGCGGGCCGACCCACTCCTCTAACGCTTCCATATTATCCGCCATGCGTGCCTTCCCACTCGGCTACCAGGGTGTAGTCGGCATCGATCTCGCTATCACGAATCAACAGTTGCCAGCGAGTGTCGGGGCAGCCGGTAACATCGAAGCGGGGCAGGGCGTGGTCGACCTTGATCTCACCTTTGTCGCAATCCATCTTGGCCAGCACCCGTTCGGTCAGCTTCACCCGCAGGGCGACATCCACGGCGTTGTGGCTGAGGATCTCGGCTTCGAAACTGATGGCTTCCGTTGGATCAACATCCGGCTGGTATTCGGCCAGCCATTTCAGCAGCGGCACGATGATGGTGTCGAGATCCGCACTGAAGTCGGTGAGTACCAGTTGGGCGGTGAACCGGTATTCGTGGGTCAGGTTGGGGCCCCGACGAAATTCGATGCTGCCCTCTTCCACAAAGGTGAGCAGCCGTTCGGGGTCGTTGGCCAGCGCCGGTACCGCGTTAATTAGGTGGGCGCGTAGCAGGTGGAGCTTTTTCATCAGCATTCTCGTGGCAGGCAATAATGGCATCGACCTCGGCAGCGCATTGTGCCCAGGCGGCTTCGGTGCGTTCCAGCTGCAGGTCTAGCTCGCCATTGGTGAGCGGGTTACTGGCGGGGAGCGTGCAGGGGCTCGGCGTCGCGCACTGATTGGTGATAAGCATCGGCGCCGGTGACGGCGGGGCGGCGGCGCATCCGGCTAACAGCATCAGGCAAGGGAGCGGTAGCCCAAGCGCGAAGCGTTTCATTTTCACGGTGTAGCTCCTCGATGGTGGTGAGGCGGTTGGAGGCGGTGCGGGCCAGCGCCGCTTGCTGCTGCGCCAGGGCGCGGCGCTGATTGGCCTGGCGGCGGGCGTTGTCCCACAGGGCGTTGATGACCACCATGTTTTGCGCTTCGCGCTGTAAAGATTCGGCCAGCTGTTGTTCGGCCAGATCGGCGCGGGCCTCGGCGGCGTTGGTGCGCTGCCAGAGCGCCCAGGTGACCAGCAGCACCAGGCCCAGAATGGCGAGGGCGGCGAGTAGGCGGGTCATGGGTTTAGCTCCTGTTCCAGCCCAGCCAGGCACAGCTCGCGTTCAGTGGCGCGGCGGCTGACCAGGCCGTTAAGTCTTCGCCCGCCGGCATACACCCAGCGGGAGAGCTCGTGGCAGGCACCGCGCAGGTCGCCCTGATTCAGTTTGCGCAGCAGGGTAGAGCGGGCGAAGTTGCCTGCCCCCACGTTGTAAACGAAGGAGGCCAGTGCGGCGCGGGTGGGTGCTGGCAGTTCGACCTGGGCGCGGCGATCCACTGCCGCGAAGGCTTCGCCCAGATCCTGCTGCAGTAGGGCAGTACATTCAGCCTGGCTGAGTGTTTGTCCCATGTGCACCGTAGCGGTGTGGCCGTAGCAGATAGTAGGAATGCCCACCGGGTCGCGGTAGGCGGTGGGTTCGTACCCTTCATAAAACGAGACCACGGCGGTGGCGATACTGATGGCACCAGCGGCTAGGCTGACGCCAAGTTTGGTTTTAAGACCCACGGCGTTTCTCCCAGTAGTCGCGCAGGCGGGTGAGGTAGCGGGGAACCAGCAGCCCGATCTGCAGCGCGAGGTAGAGCAGCGTTAGCACCGTGACCCAGTCGGCGGGCGTCATGCCGCCCACATGCAGCAGCGAGACGACGGCCGGGGGCGTGACCTTGGCGCTTTCGGTGGTGATTTCAAAGTGGTGGCTCATGTGGGCCTCGGCGGTTTAAAACGTTAATCCCACAGGTTCACCGTGGGGGCGCGTTGGGTGGCCTGGGGAATGGCGGGCAGCGTGACCGGCGTACCGTGAGGCAGTAGCGGCCCCAGTTCGGCCAGCCCTGGGTTTGCAGCCAGTACCTGTTCGGTGACGCCACGGGTGGTGCCGTAAAAGCGGTAGCAGATAGCATCAAGGGTGTCGTGCTGTTCGGCATGTAGCAGGGTCATATCAGCTCGACCGTGCTGTGCGGCCGACCTTCGATCTCGCTGATCGCCCAGGCGGCATCGCGGCGGTAGCCATCGGCGGGATCTTGCAGGTTTTCGCCACGCTCCCGGCCGCTGTTGGTGGCGTCATAATCGGCGTAGCGTTCTAGCAGGCTGGCGTGGGCAGTGGAGTAAACAGCGCGCAGATAAAGCACGTTGAAGACTTCCGGCGTTTGCCAGACCGGAATCGGCAGCGCTTCCATGGTGGGGTAGCCCGCCTCGACCTTGGCCTGCTGCCAGTGGCGCAGTACCCGGTTCACCGTGGCCATGGCGGCCTTCAGTGCGGTTTCGATGCGGGCGTTAGTAATGGTGCTATCCAGCCGGTGGGTTTCCCGGAAGTCGCTGGGCTGGATAGCTGGCCAGAAGCCGTTGTTTTCGAGATGGTTTTCGATGGTGGTGGCTTCGGTCGCGCTGCTGGTGGTGCCTGCTGAGATAAAGCTGCTCATCGGTTTACCTCTTTATAGTGCCCGCGTATGTAAAAGGGGGTGGGCGGCGTTCGAGCGTGAGCATGGGCTTAGGTGTTAGTGCCTGGCTCTTACGTCGCGCCCCCTGACGTCGGCGGTCGACTCGGTTGGCCGCTAGCCCGTAGGCTTCGCGGCAGCGTTCTGTTTCAGATCCCGTTCCAGGCGTTCAAGGTCTTTCTTCACGCCTATGCGGTCGTTGAGCGCTAGGGCGCGCTCCAGATTGGCCTGGGCATCTTCCAACTGGCCGGTAGTCCGGCAGGCGTAGCCCAGGGCTTTGTGCAGCTTGGCGCGGATCTGGTCGTGCATATCCGCATCACGGGTAAGTAGCTCCACATCGATCAAGTGAACAAGCAGGGCGGTGGTGTCAGCGTCCTCTTCATCCAGCTGTTTAAGTGCTTGGTCGGCGACCTCTTCAGCGATGATGGCGGCGGTGCCACGCTCGAATTGATCCGGCGGGGTGAGGCCGTGCTTGGTGGCGTACTTGGCGATCGCAATGGCCCCGGCGAGGTCGCCGGCATCGATTCGCCAGAGCATGACGCGCATCAGTACATCGTCCTGGGCGCCTTGCCCTGCTTCCAGCACACCGGTGATGTACTCGGCGTACTTGGGCAGGATCTCGCGCTTGATTTCGGCCTTGCGCTCCATTGATTGAGTGGATTTGAGCAGGCGATAGTCTTCAAACAACGCGGCTTGCATCAGCTCGAAGGCTTCGCCTTGCATGGGGGCTTCACCGGCATCAGCGGCCGCGAGGGCGGCGCTGACGCGTTCAAAGTGGCGGCGGGCTGGGCTGGTCATTGTTACTCCGTTATCCCGTTGCGAGCAGCTTCAGACAGCTCGATGTTTTCTACCAAGCAGCCCGCACCGAAGTCCTCTACCACATAGGCGTCGTTGGAGGATTCGAAGTTTTCCACGCGGTTGCGACGGGGATTCTCGGTGACATAGCGGCGGCGGGCGCCGTTCTGCCAGTAGACCGAGAGGTTATCGAGGGTGGTGACCATCAGCGCGTTATCGGGGAAGAAGGGCACATCCATGCCTTGCAGCCCACCGATGCGCTTCTGGCTGATGACCAGATCGGCAGCGAGTTGCTCGCTGGGCGGTAGCTGGTTGAGCAGCGGGAAGTACTTATCGGCCATAAGATTGCGGCCAAGGATGACCACCAGCCCAGGTAGTCGGCGGAACCAGGGGTCGATAAGGCTGCCGATGATGTCGTAAACCAGGGCATCCAGTGAGGCGTAGTCGCCTAGAATGGCGCCCGTTAATTTGCCTTCAGTATTTCGCTCTGCAGTTGGATCAATGAGAATTTTGCCGTTGGTTTTGCCGTCTTTCATCACTCGCTGAGGCGCCTGGGTGCGGTAGTGCTGCAACCAGCCGATGTTGACGTCTTCCAAATAGGGGTTGGCCACCGGGTCGGTTTGGGTAGCGGCGGAGGTGCCGTTGAAGCCAATCATCATGCGATCCAGCGCCTGCTGGCGAACGATCACATCGCGCACCATGGCCTGGAAGTTGGGGAACTTGGCCCAGGCATCCAGCTTGGCGTAGCCCAGGTGGGTGTCGAATTCGGTCATTCGGCACTCGTAGCCTTGGGCATCCAGCGTGGTGAGGTCGCGGGTTTTGCGATCCTGGTTGTTGACGTTGGTGCGGGCGGCGATAGGGCCGGTAACACCCAGGGCGAGCTTTTCGCCTTTCAGTTCATCGACGCCGACCATGTTGATACGCGAGAGGAAGTCGCTGGACTCCTGGATGCGCTTCTCCAGCCGCTGTTGGATGGTGGGGTCGACGGCAAATTTCTGGGTGGCGTCCGGGACGCCGTTAAGCTTCGCCACCTGGGCGGCGAAACTGTTGAAGTGCGTGCGGGTATCGTTGCGCATGGGCGTGGGCGTCTCTTAGCAGTCGGTTTCGATGGAGCCGTCGTTGCCGGTGGCAGGCTTGCGCGACGGGCGGTTGGGGGTGTTGTCTAGCCGGGAATAGAGCGCGTCGAACTCTTTTTTCAGCGTTTCGTGGGCGCTTTTGAGCTCAGCAAAGGCGGCTTGGGTGGGGCGCTTTTTAAGCGCTTCGCTGAGTGCCTGGTGTTTTTCCACGAACAGGCCGAGGGTCTCTTCCAGGTCGACGCGGAAGGCAGCGAAGCCGGCTTCTGTTTTGGCGTCCTGCTTTTTGAACAGCGCTTTGACGCGCTCGGCCAGTGACGGGCCTTTCTCTTCCTGTTCCTCTTCCTCGCTGAATGAGAGCTCGGTTTCGATAGCTTCAGAGAAGAGGTTTTCCGGGCGCTGCTTGCGGGCGGCCAGCGGGGAGTTCTTACCTTCCGACGCGCTGAACTTGAGCATGGAAGTGCCCAGCGAGGCGGGGGAGTCGGTCACGGCCAGGCCGACCAGATACGCTTCACCGGAATCGGCAAAGTCGAGGTCGATCTCCATGGAGGTGTAAATCTTCTGGCGTTTTTCGACCATGGCCTTGAGCTCATCGGTCGGGTCGATCTCGGCGTATAGGCCGAGCTTGCCGTCGTCGTCCGCTTCGGTTTTGAGCGCGGTGACATCGCCGTAGGCTTTGAAGGGGCCTTCCGGCAGCAGGCCTTTGATGTGTTCCATATTGACCCGGCAGCCGTAGTTGTCGGGGTCGAAGTTGGCGGCCATTTGAGTGAGCCATTCGGCGCTGATGGTGCGGCCATCGGTGGTTGCGCCTTCTTTTGCAATGCGGTGCCAGGGCATGGTCGGGCCTCGGTGTGTGGGTTGGGCGTTTGGCTGCGGTCAGGTTCCCCGCACACGCGGCTTGGCTCAATGAGGGCTGGGTGTAAGTGGCGTGACTTACACCGGGCGGGGCAATCGTGGCTGCGCCTGCGCGGGTACGCTGGCGGCATGACGCCTCAAGCCAACATCGACGACGATCACTACCGCCTCTCTGCCCGCCATCTGTTTTGGATGGGGTGGCGGATTGCGCGCATTGCCGAGTTCCTGGATGTCCCCCGGGCGACCATTGATTCGTGGAAAAAGCGCGACGCCTGGGATGACGCGACGCCGACCCAGCGGGTAGAAGGGGCGTTGGAAGCTCGCCTGGTGCAGCTAATTTGGAAGGAGCAAAAGGAAGGGAAAGACTTCAAAGAGATCGACCTGCTGGGCCGCCAGATCGAGCGGTTAGCGCGGGTGCATAAATACCAGGGGAGCGGGAAGGAAGCCGACTTGAACCCCAATATCGAGCGCCGCAATGAGGGGCCGAAAAAGAAACCCGCCCGTAACGATGTGGGTGATGAGGGGGTCATTCAGATTGTCGAGGCGTTCGAGGCCTCGCTGTTCGATTACCAGCGGGGCTGGTATCGGGCGGGGCAGCATGAGCGGATTCGTAACCTGCTCAAGTCGAGGCAGATCGGTGCCACCTGGTACTTCGCCCGGGAAGCCGTCGCCGATGCCATGGAGACAGGTAAGAACAAGATATTCATGAGCGCGAGCAAGGCCCAGGCGCACATCTTCCGGCACTACATCGTGCAGTTCGTGAAGGAAGTCACCGGGGTGGAGCTGAAAGGCGACCCCATCATTCTCGCCAACGGCGCCGAGCTGCATTTTTTGGGTACCAACGCCAAAACCGCCCAGGGTTACCACGGCGATACCTACCTAGACGAATACTTCTGGATTCATGGCTTCGAGACGTTCCGTAAGGTGACGTCGGGCATGGCGATGCACAAGAAGTGGAAGCAAACCTACTTCAGCACGCCATCGTCCGTGGCCCATGAGGCGTACCCGTTCTGGACGGGTGACCGGTTCAATAAACGCCAGAAAAAAGCCGACCGGGTGAAGATCGATGTCAGCCACGCGGCTTTGAAGAACGGGGCGCGGGGGCCAGATGGCCAATGGCGGCAGATCGTGACCATTGAAGATGCGATTGCCGGGGGCTGTGACCTGTTCGACATTGATCAGCTGCGCCTTGAATACTCGGATGATGAGTTTGCGAACCTGCTGATGTGTGAGTTCGTGGACGACACGCAAAGTGCCTTCCCCCTAGCAATGATGCAGCGCTGTATGGTGGATAGCTGGGATGCCTGGCGGGATCTGAAACCCTTCGCGCCGCGACCCTATGGCGAGCATCCGGTGTGGATCGGCTACGACCCGGCCGGAGATGGTGAAGATGGCGATGGGGCGGGCCTTGTCGTGGTCGCACCGCCAAAAACCTCCGAAAGCAAGCACCGCATCCTGGAACGCCATCGCCTCAAGGGCCGAGACTATGAGGCCCAGTCAGAGTTTATTCGCAGCGTGACGCGCCGCTATAACGTGACCTTTATCGGCATTGATACCTCGGGCCTTGGTGAAGCCGTGGCCCAGCTGGTGGCGAAGTTCTTCCCCACCGTCACTCGTTACCGCTATACCCCGGAAATGAAGTCGCGCCTGGTGATGCAGGCGCAGCAGATCATCAACAAAGGTCGGCTGGAGTTTGATGCGGGCTGGGTGGATCTCGCCCAGTCGTTTATGGCGATACGCCGGGAACTGACTGCCTCCGGACGCCAGATGACCTATACCGCCGGGCGCAATAACCAGACCGGCCACGCTGACCTAGCGTGGGCGACCATGCACGCCTTACACAATGAGCCACTCGATGGCCCGGTCGATCACGGCACGGGCCGTTCCCTAATGGAGATGTACGGATGAGCGAAGCGGCAAAAAAGCCGCGGGTACGCGTGCCCGCTTACGTTGAGAATAAAGCGGGCGAGACAGCCGCGCCTGCCAAGGCGGAGGCGTTCAGCTTTGGCGAGCCGACGCCGGTAATCGATGGCTATGATTTTTTCTACACCGGCTGCTGGATGCTGGGCAATGAGTGGTACGAGCCGCCGGTGGATTTTCCGGCGCTCTCCCAGACCTACCGCGCCACGGCGCACCATGGCTCGGCCATTCAGGTGAAGCGCAATATCCTGGTGCGTTCGTTCATTCCCCACCCGTTGCTCAGCCGCCAGGCGTTTAGTGCGCTGGCCACCGATTACCTGGTGTTCGGCAACTGCTACCTGGAGCGGATCTTCGGGCGCCTGGGCAGGCTGTTGGCACTGAAGCCAGCGCGGGCGAAATACGTTCGCCGCGGGGCGGATCTTAGCCGCTACTTCTGGGTGCCGAACTGGTCGGATCGCAGCGAGTTCGATGAGGGCAGCATTATCCACCTGCTGGAACCAGACATTAACCAGGAAGTGTATGGCGTGCCGGATTACCTGGGCGCGCTGCAGTCGATCTACCTGAACGAAAACGCCACGCTGTTCAGGCGCAAGTACTACCTCAATGGCTCCCACGCGGGCTTTGTGATGTATGTCTCCGATGCCGCCCACAACCAGGAAGATATCGACGCCATGCGCACCGCGCTGAAGGAGTCGAAGGGCGTGGGGAATTTCCGCAACCTGTTCCTCTACAGCCCCAACGGAAAAAAAGACGGCATCCAGATCATCCCTATCAGCGAGGTGGCTGCCAAGGATGACTTCGCCGCCATCAAGAACATCACCCGCGACGACCAGCTAGCCGGCCACCGCATTCCGCCGCAGCTGATGGGCATTATCCCCAACAACACCGGCGGTTTCGGCGACGTGGAGAAGGCCGCCAAGGTGTTTGTCACCAATGAGTTGGAACCAGTGCAGGCGGTGTTCAGCGAGATCAACGATGTGCTGGGGGAGGAGGTGATTCGGTTTAAAGAGTATTCGCTAGATCCCTAAATAAAAAAGCGCCTGGCATGACCAGGCGCACATCGCTCGTTTCATCCCTGAAAACAGTGGGAGCGTCCCGGCCCCGCAAGCGATACCAACTACTGTATATCAATACTGTATATATGAACAGGTATCATGGATGATGAATCGACCGATATTGCCCTGGATGGGCGGCAAGCGACGCTTGGCCAAACAGATCCTACCGCTCTTCAAACCGCACACTGCCTACGTGGAACCTTTCTGCGGCGGTGCTGCGCTCTTCTTTATGAAAGCACCCAGTAAAGTGGAGGTGATCAACGACGCCCATGGGGAGCTGGTAAACCTCTATCGCGTGGTGAAGCACCACCCTGATGAGCTGGTGAAGCAGTTCCGCTGGGGATTGATCAGCCGCGAAGAGTACCTCACTCAAAGAGAGATCGACCCACGCCACCTAACCGATATCCAACGGGCGGCGCGTTTCTTCTACCTGCAAAAGCTGGCTTTTGGCGGCAAGGTCAGCGGCCAGACGTTTGGCACCTCTGCCGTTTCACCACCACGAATGAACCTGCTGCGCATTGAAGAAGATCTTAGCGCCGCGCACCTGCGCCTGGCTCGTACAGTGGTTGAGCATTTGGATTGGGCTGAGTGCATCAAACGCTACGATCGGGAAGGCACGCTGTTCTATCTTGACCCGCCGTACTGGGGAACAGCCGGCTACGGCTGTGACTTCCCGCTCGAGGAGTATTACCGCATGGGCGAGCTAGCTAGAACAGGGCAGGGGCAGTTCGTGATCAGCGTAAACGATACGCCCGAGATGCGTGATGCGTTCCAGGGCTTGACGCTTCGTACCACTGAAATTCGGTACACGGTAGGGCAGCAGGCAACTGGCCCACGTGGCGAGCTAATAATCACTAATAGCTGAGCCGAGAGCCACCCTCAAAAGTAAGCCGCCCAGTTCAGGGCGGCTATATTTTATCCAGTAGCCTGAGGATGGCGGCAGCTATCACTATAGATTCGCTCTTCTAGGATGCTGCCATCCTCTTGGTAGATCTCAACGACACCGTCTTTACCTACCATGTACTCTTGCATAAACAAGATGATCTTCTCTTGAGTATCAGCGCGCCCAGTAGCCAAACTGGCATCTGCTCTCTGAAACTTCCATTCATGACCCTCTTTCGAGATGTGGTAATTGTCCACTTACACCTCCTGTTGATTAATTTCCAACAATCAACACTAGACCATACAAAACAGTCTTGCCTCCCCCAGCCGCGCCGTCGACTCCCCGCCCCGCCTGCGCGCTAAACCTGTGTGTTTTTATGCACCCATGCACTAGCTACCAAGCCGCGCCGGTACTGAGCTTTATGGCCTTGTTACACGCGCGCTTTCTCATGCGGAATCTTGCGAATTTAATGGAGTCACCCCAGACAAGGAGGCCACGGGGGTAACCTCTCAGAAAGCATGGGGTTCTCGGAAAAAGGTAATCTGGGTGATTTGGCTGTTTATCGCCTATAAGTTTTTGTTTTTATTTGTTTTTAAGGTTACCTCTAAAAGGTAATAAAAGGTGATCTAAAAGGTAATCTTTGAGTAAGTTGCTGAAAATATTAGGTTTTATAAAAACAAGAATTTACCTATTTAAAAGGTAATGTGGTTACCTATTGATCACCTTTTTATTACCTTTTGAACGACTGTTTTAATTACATGTATTTCAGCAGGTTAGTGTATATTTTCGAGATTGGTTACCTTTATTACCTTTTTCCGAGACCCCCAAACATTCTGAAGTATCCCTCGCATACGATGCGCACACGCACGCGTCATGGGTGATTCTGTAAAAAAGCTAGGGAACATGCTGGGAATGAAATATCTGAGAATGACCATGTGTGTGCTTTATAAATCAGTAGGTTAAGTAACTAAAGGCCTGTGGGTGTGGTTTCGAATCCCTCCCCCTCCGCCACAGAATTTTAAAGGCCGTCAAGCACTTAGTTTGACGGCCTTTTTCGTTTTTGACTGTCTGGAGTTGTCTTGGGAAAAATAAAGAAAGCTGTTTAAAAAGGCAGCACTCCGCCGAAGCCAATACCCAGCACGGCAACGATAACAACCACGATAACGACGATAGTGGTAGTAGACATATTCTCTTCCTTTGAGTAGTGAGCGTTGCTATAGAGTAGTTACGATTGTGCTTTTTCGCACACTTCAGCTAAGACATACTGAATTTGCTGACATAAGATAAGCTATAGCAGCTTGACTGTCTCAAAAAATAGATGATGCACATGTAATTTGTGCCCGTGGGCAAGAAGGGGGTCAAAATGAACAGAGAGGAGACATTGCGCCTATTACATGAGCACAAGCCAATATTGGCTTCGCAGTTCGATGTGAAGAAGCTTGCTCTTTTTGGCTCTATGGCTCGTGGGAGCGCTAAAGACACAAGCGATATTGATATTCTTGTCAGTTTCGATGGCCCAGCAACCTCCGCACGCTATTTTGGTCTTCAATTTTATTTAGAAGATCTGCTTGGGTCTCCAGTCGATTTAGTGACAGATAAAGCCCTTCGGAATGAATTGAGGCCATACATCGAGAGCGAAGCGCTACATGTCTGAGAAAGGCGTGAAGCGTGAATGGCGCTTCTATATTGATGATATGGTCGGTTTTGGTGAGAAAGTGCTCTCCTACACAGAGGGACTAGATCAAGCTGGTTTCCTCAATGATGATCTCACCTACGATGCTACGTTGCGTAATTTAGAGCTTATCGGTGAAGCAGCCACCAGAATTCCAGATGAAGTGCGCCAACGGTACCCACAAGTACCCTGGCGCTTGATCATTGCGACACGTAATAGACTTATCCATACATATTTGGGTATTGATGAAGATACTGAACCGCCCCGGTTATTCCGGAGACCGGTTTGTTTGAGTCAGGCAGCTTCACCCGACTCCTCCAATTGA